GCTGGTTTCGGCCCTATAGAACCTTACGATCAAGTTATACCAGCAGTCTTCTTCAATACTAGTACATCCAACAATAAAGGTTTTGCTTTTGGAGGTATGGAGGAGACAACTACGACAGTAACTGCCACAGTAATGTCTGAAGATAGCTACATGCTAGACGGAGTACTCTCTATATTTAATGATTCTAAAAACGAGTCAATAGCATTAATACCAATGTCAGAACATCCATTCAATGAATTTAATGACTTAAAAGAAGGTTCTTTCAACTACAAAAACCTGTCCGATGCAAACAATAAGTGCAGTTCATTATACATCAACAATGTCAATACGTCTAAATTGACAGACAGAGCAAGAAAGTCATTATCCAATAATATATTTATTGGTTTTATAGACTTCGAAATACAGCAACACAGATTTAGGCACCAATAATTTCACAAACCATCAAAACAACTGTAAACATTTAAAATAATATCGTCATGTCAAGAAACAGAGTAATTTATCAATCAGAAGCTCTCTTCGTAAGTAAAGAGCATACTTCCCAAAACGCTGCGGACCATGAGCAACTTCATAGAGTTCAAAGCGCTAACTACGGATTTTCAGTTAGCCGTCAAGATGTTAACCAGTTTGGAAACTTAGCCAGAATTGATTCTATCATTCTGGAAGCTCCAACCGTTAACTTTGATGTAACCTACTATCCTACAAACGGCTTTAACGAGAAAGCTTTAGACTTTTTTGTAAGAGATGCCAATACGCCAGGAAACATTTCTGGTCAATTTGCTTCTGGTCACTTAGCAGCTAGCTCTGGAAAGAACTTTTTCATCCTAACTACGCCAGAAGGAAGAGATGCTAACCTAAACAGACAAGCTGGAGAAACTGATAACAGCATCATCGGAATTGGAAATGCATTCCTTACGGATTACGCTTTAGACCTTTCTGTAGGTTCACTTCCAACAGCTACGGTTTCTTTTGAGGCTTCAAACATCATTGCTGACACTGCTGTCTCAGGAAACTCAAGCTTGTTTTCAGGAATTAGTTCTCCTGGTGTTGACCCTGAACTAGGAGAGTCATTAGGTCTAGCAATAGAAATACCAGTAGCTTCTGGTAACGCTGGAGAAACTGATGCGGATCTTGTTTCAGCTCTTCGTCCTGGAGACATCAAAATCGACATCTCAAGTTTCCAAGGAGAAACTTTGAGTAGTTTGGTTGGAACTGACGGTCTTCACGTTCAAAGTGCCTCTCTGTCTGTACCTCTCTCTAGATCACCAATTGAAAGATTAGGATCTAAATTCCCATTCGCAAGAACTGTTGATTTCCCTGTTAACGCGACACTAAGCGTTAATGCTATTGTTAATACAATGGAAGCTCAAAACCTAGCCAACGTTATTAGTGGTTGTGGAGAAACAAACAGAAGAGATGTCTCACTAACTCTTGGAGAGTGCGGTCTCAACAAAACTGGAATGCAATTCCTACTAAAAGGATGTACTGTTGATGCAGAAAGCTTCTCTTCCAGTATTGGATCTAACAAGAGTGTAGATATTACATTTTCAACTCAAATTGGAGGAACAAGAGACGCTAACAATGGCATCTTCGTAAGCGGAAGTAATACAACAGCTCCTTACGCATAAAAATCAAAACAAAACAATCTAAACCATGTCAAGAAATAGAGTAATTTATCAATCGGAATCGCTTTACGTTAGTAAAGACGCATCATCCACCTCCTCTGGAGATCATGAGGAGCTTATCAGGGTTCAAAGTGCAAACTATGGATTTAACATTAACAGGCAGGACGTAAACCAATACGGAAACCTCGCTCGTATCGATTCTTTGGTGCTTGAGGCACCAACAGTCAACTTTGACTTCTCCTACTATTTGGGTGACGGATTTAACGAAAAAGCATTGGGTTTTGATATTACATCAAACGCTCAATTCCCAAGTGGTTTCCTGGAAACATCAAGTGGCAAAAACTTTTACATCGTAACTTCTGATGAAGGTCTGGATTCAGTTAACTTTGAGGGCGGAGATCCTTACAGTTTAATTGGTATCGGCAACGCTTTCCTCAGTGATTACAGCGTAGATCTTTCCGTTGGGTCTCTCCCAACAGCAACAGTTTCTTTCGAAGCAGCAAACATCAACTCAACCAACGGATTTGTTCAAGGAAACCTTCCTAGCAACTTTAATATGTCAGGAGAAACCCCTGCAATTGATATCGAGTTGGGAGTTCCTCTTGGAGATACCGTCAGCATCCTTAAGCCTAAGAATACAGGTCAAGGAGGCCCAACAGCACTTCGTCCTGGTGATATTTATATCACATTCCCAGGATTTACAGATGAAAATTCGTCCTTAGCTAGAATTAGTGGAGATGGAAAATTCAACCTTCAAAGCGCTTCTCTTTCTGTTCCTCTTTCTAGATCAGCTATTGAAAGACTAGGTTCTAAATTCCCATTCGCTAGAGTTGTTGACTTCCCAGTTAATGCTTCGATGTCCGTTAACGCTATCGTTAGTGAGCAAGAGACTAGAGACCTTTCAGCACTTATTTCTGGATGTTCCAGCTCAGATGGTGAAGTTCAAATCACGTTGCAGTCCTGTGATGGCCAAGACGCAATGGTATGGAACCTCAAAGGAGCTACTCTTGATTCTGAATCATATTCATCAAGCATTGGATCCAACAAAACAGTGGATTTAACATTCGGTGTTCAGCTTGGAGGTGTTGATGATCTTCAAAACGGCATCATATGTAGCGGATCTGGTCAGGCAAGACCAGTATTCGGCATCTAAACAATCACTACGAACAAAAGCCCCGCTATTGCGGGGCTTTTTTAGTTTAAAGCATGCTTAGATACGATAAGATATTATACCTATCTCACGCTTGTGCGATACTTAAAAATAAAGGTGTTATATATAAACTTTACCCTACATACAGAAAGATAGATAAAGAGTATAACAATGCTTTAATAATAAGAGACCTTCCTTTTAAAAAAGCAAGACTTTTAGGTAGGCAAAAATTCAAATCAAACGAAGCAATTTGTTATGAGTTTATAGAAGGTGACGATAGAGATTCTGATTTAGAACTTTCAATTGACAATTTAATCTTAAAAGAAATAAATGGGGAAGATATAGATGTCAACCTTTACGAAAAATACGTTTTATACGCATCTTCTTTGCATAAAGATATATTTAAAAACAAAGTTCCAAAGGCTTTCTGCTATAAAAAAGACCTAAGAAGAAGAATTATTTGTAATGATCAATTCTCAAAAGAGTCAATAAGTAAAGCTGTAAAAGTGCTAAACGAATTACCAACTGGAGACACTTTGTTACATGGAGACTTTGGTATAAGTAATATAATAATAAAACAAGACGAGCCCTATGCTATTGATTTTGGATCAACCTGTAGAGGACCTAAAACATACGATATAGCTAAATTTGTTTACAAAGCTTGTTTTTCTAACCCTTTAAATGAGGTTAATAACTTTATAAAATTCAGTAGAAAATTTGAAAAAAATCTAATAGAACCAATCTGGGATCAAATTGTAGAGGTTAAAAAGAAACAGCGAATGCTTCTAGTTGAGGCGTACCTAAGGCAAATGAATACATCTTGGGAAGAAATTAAAGACTATTTATTTATATTAAAATACACATACGCTGGAAACCAAAAGACACAAAGTATAAAAGAGTTTAAAAAACATCTTCATAAATACTACCCAGTTATAGATCCAAGTTATTTTAACAACTTAGAAAATATTAGCGGTACTTCACGCTGGTCAGCAGATTATAATATTTAGCCATCTAATCCAGACACTTGTCTAGGTTCAGATTGATACATATTGTATTTGTGTACTAATTCGTCCATAGTATTCTTGGCGTCATTAGCAAAAGCTCGAATTACTTTGGCTGATTCATTCTTGTTGGTAAACGAAACGCGACTCTCTCCATCGCTTATCGAAGCTATCTCTCCCTCTGAACCTCCAGAGGTATCCATAATGCCACGTAGAGCGCTCCTAGCCTTCTTGGAGTAATGATGGTATAAGTAGGCCTGTTTGTATATCGCCTGAGCCTCCTCGTCCATTTCTGAGCCATCTATCTCATAGCACTGATCTAGTAGTCCATTAAGAATACCAAGATTAGCCTCCATCCAATACAGGATGGATTGAATTGAGTTTAAGCAGGAGTCATTATCGAACTCATCCCTCATTAACTCTTCAGCTAGTTCTTCTAATATTTGCATTAGTTAAATTTCTCCAATAATTTTAATTGTCTCTGCGTGATCAGGATTACTTGGATCTAACTTAATCGTGTCTACCTTGGTAGGCATTGAATTGCGCATGCTATTCCTATTATAACTCTTAAACTCAGCCTTGAGGACACTTTTAAGTTGAGGACCAGGAATATAAGGGTTTAAACCAACCTTGTAAGCTAGGTCTTGCAAATCAGAATTACTCATTCCTTTAAGCTTGTCTTCAAATACGTCTAGCTCATTTGTTCCAAATGGATTGATCTCATTAACTCCCAAAATATTCTCAAGCTCACCCATTTTCTGAGCAAACTCAGGAGTTCTTGTTTCGTTATTAGCTTTCATTTCATTGATTTCGCTAATTAGGCTAGGCTTCTTTGGAGCTTCTTCTGTCTTGACTTCCTCAGTCTTAGCCTCTACTTGAGCTTTTACCTGAACCTTCTTTGACTTTTTCTTTCCTTTTTTCATATTTTTAATTGTTTCAGCGGATTCGCTATCGTTATCTACGCCATAAGATATGTCTAATCTATTTGAATTTTCTTCTTGCATACCTATATTATAAGTTTGTTATGTAATATTTACACAAAAAAAGGCCATCCCGTTAAGGATGACCTTTAAATTTTTATTTTAGCTATTACAGTCCGTTACAGATGATTCCAGCAAGAGCACGATTGTCAAGAACCATACGGCCCTCTTCAAGTCCTCCAAACCAGCCAATCTTGTTCTGACGAATGCTATACTGATCGTCAGCGGTAAGTTGGAACTCAGAACCATTCTCTTCGTCAACAGCGATTGCTTTGACAAGAGAGTCACGACCACGATCAAGACCAAGCATGATTTCGTCGGCAGCTCCGTTGAATACTGCGCCATTAGCACCTGAAGCATCAGAGTAAGATGTTGAAGCGGCAATAGTATCAAAGATAGTATTGAACTTTTGACCCACACCTAGCTCGTTAGCCTCCATGATGGAGACACCGTAGAAGTCAGGAAGACCACCACCAGCAGTGAATACTGACTCACGCATACCTTCTGTTCCGTAACCGTCATCATTACCTCTGGTATTGATTGGGTTGTAGGACATCTCACGGAGAGCTTTAACAGCCTCTGGAGAAACCATAAGGTCAGTGATACCACGACGGCCACCTTCTGGAGTACCTTTGTTCCAAGCGGTATTAATGCGCTTTGCACGGGTAATCAAGTTGTTGAAGTCGTCAAGGAGAAATGCTCCATCGGTAGTAGCACGGAAAACGTGATCTTTACCATTTGTTTGTGCATTAGCAACTGCACCCATGATAAGGTTAGCAGAAGTACGCTCTTGCTTAAGAAGGATCTCTTGAGCCATACGAGTGAATGTCTTGCTTACAACGTCCATGCGGCTCTTGGCTGCATAGCGACGATCAAAGCTTACTGCTGTGTCCAGGCTGTAGGTAGCGACCTTAAGCTCGGAAACGGTAGGTGTTACCTGATTCTGAGGAAGACCACCAGCAACACTGGTGCTGTAAACGTTAACATAATCTTCGTCGGTAACATCATAGTAAAGATCCAACGGAATCGAAGGATTGTCTTCTGAGTTATAACTAAGAGAAGTAAACAGGTTACTTAGTACTGGAGCATTATTAATTACTTCAGCGATTACAGGTCCGATGAACTGAGCTAAAGCTACTTGAGCCTCATAAGCAACCGAGCGGTTCTTAGAAGCCATAGCCTTGATAAGCTCAACTTGTTCTGGAGTTCTTTTAAGTGAAATTTTCATTTTATTATATATATTTCTAGTTAATTGTTAAATTACAGACCAAGAGCAATAACTGCGTAGTCTCCTGCGAGTGCATCTGGGATGTTTCCACTTGTGCGTGAACCAGTTCCGATTACAGTACCAACTTTTTCAGCTGCAGTTGCGGCACAAGCCTCAACTTTACCTGCTGTAGCACTGAGAGCGATACCGCCACCAACTACAAGAGCACCTTCATAACCACCAGCGGTAAGAGTAAAGACTCCGCGAGTTGCAACAGGGACAGCTTGTCCAGGCATAACGCATCCAAGCTCTTCTGCTTTAACTGGGTTATAAAGAAGCTTTTCACCGTTCTCATCAAACTTTGCAGTCTGACGAAGAGTAAGACCAAGGCATGCATCACCGCTTGAAGCAGGAGTACACTCAAGGTTTACCTTAGGGTATTGAGCTTTGATAAATGGGTAGTCGGTCTTACCGAGGTAAGAATCGTCTGAGTATGAAACTGGATCTTGGTCAAAATCTCCAGCGGAGACTTTAACAAAAACACCAGCATCGCCATCGCCTGAGTCCGTAGTGGCCTCGTTAGCGCTAGCACCGTCAAGGGCGAAGAGATTGATTACATCATTCTCGTCGTATTGTCTAAATGGTAGAATTCTTAGTGACATGTTTTTATTTTTTTGTTAAATTTTTATGAAATTTCTATATTACTGCGATCAAAAGCTGCAGCGAACTTATCTTTAAATGTTTGCTCTTCTTTGGAGGATTCCTCGTTAGAGTTGCAGACAGAGGCTTCGGTAGTCTCAGCGCCATCAAGAATTTCCTCGTCAGTTTTGCTGGCTACAGCTTCCTGAGTAGGCTTTGAGATTCTCTTCTCAACTTCTTCTTGAATACGTGCTTCGATTTGCTTTTCGAATTCAATCTTAGCTTCCTTGCTCTTGTGTCTCCACAGAGTTTCCAGTTTAGCTTCGAAAGAAGCGAAGGACTCTTCAGCTTCGTCAATTGACTTAAGCTCTTGAGCCAAAAACTCTTTATCTTCATCTTCAAGATCGAATTTTTGATCCAAAACGTCCATACGCTCGTTAAATCGTGCTATAGCTTGGTCTGCTTTAATTGCGGACTCATACTCAGCGATTTTGGTTTGAGCTTCTTCGAATTTAAGCTTCAAGTCCTCGACTGAAGTTTTAAGTTCTTCTTGCTCTGAGGCCATAGCCTCTTTTTCTTGCTTCTCTTTAGTAAGTTCCGCACGAAACTCTTCGTCTTTTTCTTTGATAGCATCTGCGAAGGTGCTGGTCATAGAAGCGACAGCTTCTTGCGAGAATTTCTTTTCATGAAGAAGATCCTTCAGTTCGTTAATAACTTTTTCAGTTTCCATAGAATTATTCTTTTTAAGGTTTACATTAGTTTTTTCACTTTGTGAAATATTTTTATCTCTTTTATCTTTTATAATAATAGATTGTTTTTCGTCAGGTTTCATATAAATGCCCTTGACATCAGCAGCTGGATTAGTTGTATAACCAATACCTAAGGGATAAATCTTTCCTTTTATTAGCCTGTTTATAGGTTCCCCTTTGTCTGTTTTTCCAGATCCTCCGTGCGACCTTAAAGAACCAAGCATCTCTTCCATTTCATTAGGATCAGATATAATTCTAGCCTCGTCAAGATACTCACTTCCGACAGCTAATACAAAATCGGAAAATCCGACTTCCCAACTCGTTGAGATACTGTGGTAATTAGAGTTTTTTGGATCTACTGAATTCTCTACGGCTTCGGCGAAAGTTGGGTTGGCTGATTTATAAATCAAAGCGCCAAGAGCTATATTGAATGGCTTTTTATAGCCTTCCAGCTCATTAGCTTCCATTATTCGACTAGTGCCATACTCGCTCCAACCAGCGTTAGCTATGTGACCTACGATAATTTCCTTATCGTGTTCAATATTAGTTGGTTTATGCAGAAAGTTTTTTGTATACGCTATTGCGGTTTCAGAATCTATTCCGTCTCCGTTTTTATTGAATTTATTTACTACGGCAGCATTGAAAGCAACACCGAGAAGATCGATGTTATCTTCATAGTTCACTCCCTTTGGTAATAGGGACTCTAAATTATCGAGAGAAGCTTTTGATATGAATGACTCACCACCCACACCGCAGGAGAAAATTTCAGCTTCAAATGTGGTTGTATACTTGTAAGACATCTTTTATTCTTCGTCTTTACCTGATTCTTTTTTACTCAGCTTGCCATCCTTTTTCATCTTTTGGAGAATGGATTTTTGTATTGGAGCTGGGAGCTTCTTTTGCTCTTCGGTAAGCTCACCTTTGCTGTCGTCACTCATCATTGCTCTCATTTTCTCGTACTGCATAGAGCAAGATTTGTATGTGGCTTCGGAATCCATACCTTCGGTATCGACAAACTCTTTATCGTTAGATGCGCACATGCTCATATAAGATTTATACAAACCTGCTTCTGAGCCATTATACTTTTTGGCGATGGATACTTCTGCTTCCCCATTGTTAAAACTAACAGTTTTCTCTAGAGGTACTTCAATGTCTTCTGGATTAATTTTCATTGCTATGATATAAAATTGCGGATGAGTAATTGTCTAGTTCGTGCTTTGCTGATATTTCTAGAACCTCAGGCAAAACATCTAACTGTTCTATCTCTTCCAGGTTAGATACACATGAAATAGCTTTTTGCGTCCAATTTTCGATATCAGTAGAACAAACTATAGCTTCACATAGACTGTCTAACATCTTATCGTTATTCTTGGAGAATCTTTTGATGTTTAATTTAGCCCTCATTTCCTTCTTTATCTCTGCTCTAGCAGTTTCAAGATTCTGAATGGTTTTCTCTATGTTTTTTCTTGAGTAGTTTGCTTCTGAATTTTCCTGAGGAACTCCAGATGTGCCTACTGGTCGTCCTGGTTGTCCATTTGGACCTTTGTTAACTTCGGTATCAGGAGCCTCAATAACTGGAACACCACCCACAATAGGGTTGTAATAGCCATCCTCTCTTTCCTCTATAAATTTCTTTTGAGACGAAGATATGTCTTCTACTTTAGGGAACTTTCCAGTATGGAACATTTCCATGCCTTGTTGAGGGGTTATGATGCCAAGCTCCATGAGTCTAGTCGCAACTTTCATTAATTGAGCTTCGTCCCTCATATCTACATCTTTAAATACAGCTGTTGGGTAAGATCTGAACCCCAGTTCTTTGGAAATTCTTTTCATTTCCTTTTGTAGAAAGTCAGCCAAGAAAGCGTTCCTAGCCTCCTTCAGTCTGTCAATAAATATTTGAGCTTTAACTTGTGTTGCTCCATATTTCTCTTCGCCTACAACAACGTTCTGCAAACCTTGCTTAATATCCTCATTGAGAGTTTTATATTTTTCTGACCCAAGAACTTTGTTCAGGTCAGGGATGATGAATTCAGCATTAGTAGTATAGTCAGAAACCAAAACACGGCCAACACTTTCATTCTTGAAAAGGTTTTGCATAGCATTAAGATTTTGTGCATTTATACCTCCTTTGTCAGGTTCAGCGCCCATTGTGATCAAAAGAATAACATTTTCGATAGTTCGTGTTATTGCCTGATCCATTTTCTTAAGCTCCATCTTTGCATTTATATCCTCAAGTACTGGATATCCAAAAGGAATAGCAAATGGCTCGTAATCTTGTTTTTTATAAAACGAATGAGATACTTTGTCTGGATCTAGTTTGATTTTTAAACCGTCCGTGTTGTAATTGCCACGCTTTATACTCTCCTGAACGTCTTTAGGCAAAGCATTAAATGTTTCTAGGTCCTCCTCTGTTGATGGGTTTTGAAGCCTTGACATTTCATACTCAGAAAGTATTTTTTCGTAAGCTCCTTCATTAAACGAAGCGGCTCTTGTAGCCACAATGTCATAAGGGTTCATTAAGATATATCTGACTGGTATCTTATTTTTAGCTATCCCAATAGGAGCTATTGATTTAATCAATTCGGCAAAATCGTCCTCCTTGAACTTGCCGTCCAACCTATACAAAAATATATTACCACTCCTGTAATACTCCCTGAAATACTGGTCTTTTAAATTACTAAGGTTTATCTTTTTAAACCATTCTTCAAAGAATTCTCTGCTTTTCTTGGTACCACCTTCTAAAAACAAATCAGTATTTGCAAATTCAGACATAATGTCTACAGCATTTCTGAAAACAGAAACATTAGCGTAAGCTTTTTGACAAAGCTCTATAGCATCCCTTACATTAACTCCATCAGCGGAATACTTGTATGGAAGCATGCCACTTCTTATACTGGAGAACCTATCCGTCTTTTTGTCCAGGGCTGCTCTATTAAATCTTGTAACACCGTTCTGAGCTGATGTAAGCCTAGAGGCTTTTGATGTATTGTAAGAAGCCGAAGCTGTATAAAAAGCCTCACCCAGCATATCTGGTTGAAAATTTTCTGATGCATTTGTTATTGGCTCGCTCTTATCACTAAGCTTATTCCAATATTCAGATTTTTTTGTATATTTCCTCTTTGCCATAACAGATTATACACGGAAAAGTATAAAGTTAAACTTTTAACTTTTAAAAGTGACTTTTAAATTAAGGTATAAAATCTATCATCAAAATAGTCCTTCTTTTTCTGCTTTTATTCCAAGCATGATGAAGTTTTCTGTCGTCGAAAATAAAAGATTCTCTATCTTTCCATCTGTATATCTTTCCCTCAGTACTAAGCCCTATATTACCAGTAGGACAATCAATCCCTAAGTGATATCTAAGATGGGGCGTTTTATATCCATAGTGGGGTTTTAAAATCGCTCCTGGCTCCATTCTAGAAAACCCACAAGCTCCATGAGTTGGTATGTGTTCTTTTATTAAGGCTGTAGTTATGGGAATCATAGGCTGAAAAGTTTTCTCAATGTCGCAGCCGACTCTTTCTCCAATACTTTCTGTTCTCCTGTCAAAGACTGGAAATAGAGTCCAAGTATCCCCTTTGTTTATGTAAGTAGCTGGCCAAGCTGAAAACTTTTCTGCTATCTTGTCATATTCAGCCCTTATTTCTTCCCACCTATCTTCCAAAGGCTTGAATCTTTCTTTTAGTTTTTCGAAATCGTAATCCATTTTTTTATTCTGTAAAATCTATTATTAATATAACTCTATCTTTGTTGCTTTTGTTCCAAGCCGAATGAACTTTCCTATCGTCAAATACAAATGACTTTTCGTTCTCCCATCTATACACTTTACCTTCAGATCTTAACCCACAATTTCCTTCATGTACATCAACCCCTAAATGATATCTTAAAAAATCTCCCTGATGTCCTCTATGGGGTTTTATAGTAGTTTTGGGTTTTAATCTAGAAAACGAAGCGGATTTATGATTGGGTACATATTTTTCTATAAGTTTTGTTGTCTCTGGTAATAGCTTTGCGGTCTCTTCTATAATCTCTCCATGAGGCCAATTAAAAATAGGGAAGACTTCCCAACCCGCATTATTGTAAAGGTTTGTTTCTGGATAATTCAACATGCTGTTTTTTATCTGTTCGTATTCTTTTTTAATTGTGCTAAAATTAGCCTCTAGAGATCTGAAATCTTGCATATCT